TAAGGCAACAATGTGGTTGTCTCCATATACAATCTTCCAATCCTGTCCAATTTGAATCATTGATAAAGGTCGTATAAAACGCACACTGTTTTTATTGCGATTTCCATACAATGGACGGTTGGCTACTTCATATCCATTGCGACTACCATCGTTATTGCTATTTCCCTCAATGGATTTCCAAACACCATTTTCATCCTGTCCTTCAACAATTCCTATGTGATATGCATCTTGACGTCCATTATTTAATGTTTTAATTAAGATGACTAAATCACCAACCATTGGCGATACATGCAATACGCCATGCTTTTTAGCAACAGCTAACCAGACATCGCAGTCTGCGCTAAAGCATAATGGCCAATCAATTCCAGATTGATATTCCCACTCTAATGCAACACCACTTACAAAAGATGCACACCAATAGCTCCCTAACGGTGCATTTACTGACATGTTCCATCGATCAATCATTGGGCCACAGTTACTTCCAATTGGTTGTTCTGTTACTCCAATATATTTTTTCGCTATAGAAACAAATGATTCAATGTGTGTCATTTTTGTTCACCTCGTTTATACATGTCAGTAATCTGTTCGCCAGTCAACTGCTTGAGTGTGACCTTACCTTCTTTTTGTTTAAGTGATTCTGCCATTCTCTCTGACCTCAACTTAGAAACATCTACAACTGCTTGAGTCGGTAATGAAAGACCACGAGTAGGTTGTTTACTTCCCCAACCCGGAGTGCCAATGTCGCCACTGCCCGGTATCCCTTCAAATAAACTCCACAATCCAAACTGACTGATCATGTCAAACGCATTAGGGTAATCATATTCTTGATTTTTCTTTTCGTTTAAAATCTGACCAATAGTCATATTGTCAGTTTTCATTGCTGGCAATTCATTTTGTAGAAAAACATTAGCGTAATTATTTTCTACACCAAATAAACGTGCACCCATTGCAAGCCCATGATTATATTCAGCATTTGGTTGTAATTCCATTAACTCTAAATCCTGCATCAACTTTTGAACAGGTAGGATTTCTTGATCAATAGCAAGCCTGCTTGCTCCACGTGGATACATTTTTTGCAAACGATATAGATCAAGAGCATAAATCCCAGCACGTTTTTTGTAGTACTCAGGGTTTTGTAAAAACCTATAGAATCCGGGATGCTGTTGAAATAATGCTGCGTTATTAAATGATCGACCAGTAAGTTGATTATATGTACTGGTATACATAGCGTTAACACGACTGGTAATTTCAGTTCGCAACATTGTTTCTGCAAATGCTTTAATCGGAGACTCGCCATCTCTTACCCTTTGTTGCATATAAGCATAAGGCGCAAGAACAAACCTGTGTAAACCCATGACAATTGGCGGAGCTTGAATTTGCATGTTGCCAAGAGTAATGACTTTTCCAAATTTGCCCGGTTTTTTAAAATCTAACATCTGTTGATCTTCAAACCCTGCGTTCATGTCAGTCATTAATTCATTCATCCTGCCTAGTTCATACCAAGCAGTTGGTTTACCCTGTGATGCAAGAAGTGCACGTTCTTGAATATTTGTCTGCAATGACGCCCACATTGTCCATAACAATGCTGCCTCACCAATTGTTGCGGCTTTTCTAAAAAGATCAAAAGTGCCCGGAGTTTTTAACGTTCTTTTGCCAGCAGTAGTAAATGTACTAATTGCATTCAAATAGTTATGATACGCGCCAACATTAATCGTGTTGTACTCAGCTCCATCAAAAACTTTTCTCCAAATAGGACGTAGCAAGAAGTTAATACCGTGTGCAACACCTAACTCCATCATCATTGGAACGTATGTAAAAGCTTTTAAAGATTTACCCCAGTTAGGTGCAGTGTAAATTGATCCTAATGCATATCCTAATTCACGTGCAGTCTGATGTACATCAGGATCCTCTCCCACCGGACTACCAGAAATAGTGTTAATGATTCTTGCAAATTTACGCTTGTGTTGCTCAGCTTCATAATAAGCCGACTTACTGCCCCATGCGTCTTCAGATAAATGGTCAAAAATCCTAAGATCAACTACACGCGCAATTTCTAGGAATTGTTTAATACGTAAAAGGTCTGTAGATAAAACACCACCGCGTTCCATTTGTCCAACAAAGGGAATAACACGCTGTGCTATAACTCCTCCACCTAAATTCTCAGCACCAGTCAACTGAATAGGTGTGTCTTCCAACGAAAGCATTGGATTCATGGCTTGAGCCGCAGTAGCTGCTTCATACCATTCACCGTATGTAGTAGATAATCCTAATTCGTTCAAGTCAGCGATTGTATATGATCGCCTTGTTTCTGATTCACGATCATAAAAACCTGTAACAGTAGCTCTGTGTATGAACGGAAGACCATATCCCGTAACACTACCCTTGGTACCATATTTACGGAACATGCCTTGTATAATCTTGTGATACATCTGATCACCATATGCACGTTCTTTTTGATGGCCAAATAACTTTTGCACTATATTGCTGTATCGATTATTTCCATGAGGCAACCATAAGTTTGGAGCCATTCCTAATAACCCATAAAATTGCATCAATTTATTTTTAGGATTTAGTGCTGTAAGTGCATAGTTCTGAATCATTGGTCTTGCAAAGTCACGACTCAATCGCTTAGCGGTTTCAAGCCCACTTAATTCAGTCCATAGACCGAAAATGGCTCTCATAATAGGATAGTCAGGAGGCATTGAGTTCAATGGCATTGATGCTCCACCTCCATCAGGTATGTTTTCTATTGATGCAACAGTTGTTGGGCTTGAACTAAACATCACATTAATAGTTTCTTTAAACCTTGCGCTAGGTATCGTAATGTGAATATCAGAACCGTCAACGGCAATACCAACTTGATCATTATCGCTATGACGTTTGAAGATTATATTTTTAGGGCTGCCCGGATCCTCTAAACGTTCTTCAATAAGTTCATATCGTTGTTTACGCCATGTATCTATAAGTTCTTGATTGTTGTCTGCTTGAGGTGGAAGTTCTGGTAAGTTACGTAATAAATCATTTTCATACGCCGTAAATGGTTTTCCGCCTTCATACTGTAAATCACCTGACGAAAGCCACGTACCAGTACGTCGGTTGTTAATTGAAACTGATTGAAGAACATCATATGTTTCATCACCAGCATTAGCAGTCGCTCGCTTCACTTTAAAGTTGTCACGCATGCTAGTCTTCCAAGCATCAGGAATACTGTCTGCTGCTTCACGCTGAGCACGAGCAACTAATAACTTAGCAATATATATTTCTGGTTGAATAATAGATGTCTTGCGAATACGCTCAATGGCATCATAGTTATCAGATGTTGCGTTGTCAAAGTATCGTTGCATTGCCAAGAACATCAACTTAGATGGACTCTGTTTCATAACACGTTGATTATTTACATACGTCAAATCATTTGGTCCATCACCACTAATATGATAACCAGTAAATGGATTGCTTAATCGGTCAACAGAAAAATGTACACCTGTCTTAGCCGCTTGCTTAGGTGAGATTTTATTGACTCGATATAAATAAATACCCGGTGATGAATTTGGATCAGTGACATCGTAATCACGCATGATGACAATGCCGTCTTTGCTAATTTGATATTGTTCTTTCTCAATCTCTGACATGGATTTTACTAAACTATCTTCAAATTTAATTGCCATAGAAATTGGATTACCATCAGCATCCTTTTCTTTTGGCATAGCCATAAAATTAATGTCAGCATCAGGATTGAATAATGGATATCTACTGCTGTGAACATCAGCTTTAAAGATTTTTCCGGGACGGAGAAAATCAATACCAATGTTTTGTACAGTATTTTTATTAAAGTCCACTAACATCGTACGTCCAGAAGAATCTGTAATACGGACCTTACCACCATCTACGAATGCAGATTTAGGTAATGAATATTGATTCCACTTGTAACGCGCTGTGTTAATTTGACGTTCTTGCAAATCAAGAATATGACTTGTTGCAATAGCTACCTGCATTGCCTTACTGCGCTGTTCAGAGTCTGGGCTTGCAAGGCGTTGCATGAACTCCCATTTACCAACAAGGTTATCTCTACCAAAAATAACATCTGTAACTCGGTTTAAAACATACCCAGCACTATTTGTTTGGTAGGTGTCTGGAGACATAGTTAAAGTTTGATTTAAATCAATACCTTTAATTAATTCAGATATTACATTCATACCTACGAATGCGTCAGATGTTCCAATTCCTTTACTTTGCAACACAGATTGCAAAATAGGAACAACGTCTACAATCTCACCATTACTAATAGAATCAGACGTCAGTTGTAATTCATCTGGCAAACCACTATTAAACGTTGCCATGATGTCGGAAATTCTGTCTTGCAAAGCAATCTTATTAGAACGAACTTCACCACGTGTAACAGGACGTGGGTTTATTGCATTGTAGATTTCTGTATAAAACGATTCAGTTGCTTGATCGATGTAATCACTTACAGATTCTAGTGGTACATTTTCCGATGATGCTTTACTGCGTATAGCGTCTGAAAGATTCTGATGAAATGAACGCATTGCTTCATACTGACCCATGCCCGGACGCAATTCAAATCCAGACCCATCAGCATTTATCTCACCAAATCGGAATCCACTTAATGCATTTCTAAATAAACGTTGACTGTCAATATATTTTGAAAGAGGATTTACTGCGTATAGATTAAAATCATCTATAAACATTGCGCCTTCTTCAGTATAAGCACCATCACGATCAATTAAACGCTGTGCTCTCATTAATCCTAATAGTTCATTTTCAAAACTAGATCGCCCAACTGCCATACCAGCATACATATCAACACCAGCAGCTCGTACGTCTTTTCCTTGATCAGACCAATACGCAGCTAATCGCTCTGCTGCATCAATCCCTTGTCGTTGATCAGTCCTAAAATCTTCTGGCGTACCAGTTAACAATTGCTTTTCAAATTTAAGTTGATCTTGATACGAATGGTAATTAGATATTGATCGAGTTACCGTATCAATCTTTCGGTTCAAATCATACAAAACCGCAGAGAACTTAGGATTGTAATCACCTGTGTATCCAAGTAACTGTGGTGTATAAGTGCTATCTGTCATTGCTTTTGATGACACAATCCATCTAGCATTAGTATAGTAACTACGTGATGTACCTTTGACGTTAGGTTCATAAACCGTAAGTTCAACCGGTGATTCAATTACAAAATAACTATCAACGTCAGGGACAGTAGTATAACCAATGTCTTTTTCCATTCTAGTTTTAAAGAAGCCACTGTCATGTACTCCATCATTATCAACCATACTTGAAAATGAAAACGTACGTCCACCAATCTGATAAGCAAAAACAGTTTGTTGAGTATCTGTTCCAGCAGTTTTAAATACTAATTGATCTACAATGCGGCCATTAAACCGTTGACCCCAAGCACTTCTGTTTTCACTTAATTGAGTTTTATCTCCACCCAATGGGTTAACGTAATATGCTACATTACGACCTTCAGCTAACCTAGACGTAATGTCAGATAAAGCTTTTTCACTATCAATTGGTGCAGTTACTTTATGAGTAACTACTTTTCCATCAATTTTAAATGTTGCGTTTGACTGATAACCAAATTTGTGAGTGTTACTAGACGTTGACAACCCAGTACCAGACCACATTGACAGTAAATCAGGTAAACCAAAAATGTCATGTTGTGATGTTATAAGGCGAGTTTCATTAGGAACCAACTGCCTGAAATAATCCCCTTGCCTTACTTGCGGATAAGAGATTTCTCGTCTGTTTCCTGTTTTATATGTTGAAACAGGTACGTTTGAGGCCCATGATCTATACGGTTTACCATTACGCAAAACAATATCTGGTTGATTAGCTCGTGATAACTGATGCCACATACTACGAATAGGACCTGCGACTTGCTGAAATATAGCAGCAGCGTCTGCATCCATAGCTGAAGATGCATTTAAAGATGTCGGCTCACTAAAGTCAGCCATAAAGTTTTGTAATGCAGTAGCAAATAGTTCGTGGCCAGAGTTATACCAGTCGTTTTGCATAACTGATATACGATTTTCTGACATTCCTTGCTTTTGCCAAAACTCCACAACAGATGGATCACGCCACATTTCTTGAAGTCGTATCCCTGTCCGCCCCGGATTATTCTCAGCGTACAAATCAATTGCTTTTAATTGAAGTACAACTGGATATAAAGGATTAGATTTGACAGTCTCATCTGCAACATCACTAAAATCAGGAACAAGAGATTTTAAAAAGCGCACTTGTGAATTATCGTCAAGGGCAGTAAATAGTCCATGCGTCATTTCATGAAACAGTGTGTCTGCAGTGCGCGGTCCATTTGCATCAGAACTTAGCATCATTAATCGTTGAGTTGCTAAGAATGCGCCATGTATTAATTTTCCATTTTTAGCAGTAATCATTTGTGATTGAGATGACGCCATCAAATCACTAGACGTCATCATTAACTTGCCAGCATGCAAATAGTAATTAACACGTCCCTTTGCTATTAAATAAGTTGCGATTGCTGTTTGTTCTTCATTAGACAATAATTCACGAGCAGCTTCACCACGACTAATCTGTTTGTTAGATGCAATATCATTAACTACAGACTCAAATGAACCTGATGTACGCTTAAAGTAATCAACTACACGAGTGTTTACTCCCACCTTAACCATTGCATCGACCATAATAGCTCTGTGCTCAGGTAACGATGAAGTAATCAACATGGCATATTGCTGCTTGCCGTAACCATACGCAAAGTTATCGTATGCACGAGCTAAGCCAGTAGATAAATCTTTTGCTGCTCGAACAAAAGACATGTCACGTTCTACTTTTCTAGCCTGTTCTACGTATTGACTACGCTGTAAGTATGTGTTTTTAATACGATCAATAGTCTCTTTAGTAGACTGATTGTATTTTGTCATATCCAGTTTGTTGTACAACTTATATAATTGTTCAGCAGTTGCTGAAGATAATTGCGCCAACCCATCAACTGTTGGCTCAGACAAAATAGATGGTGATGTTCTAGGGTGAAGATATGAAACATAGAATTCAGTATTAATATTTCCAGATAAAGCATCAATAGCAGATCCAATTTGAAATGGAATATCTAGATAACCTTCACCGTGAGAGTATGTTGTTCCATAGATATCCTTATGGTTAAAAGTATCAAGCACTGACGTATCAGAATATGCAGCAATGATCTGCTGCCTTAAACCTGTATCTATTCGTGCCTTGTCAACAATACGAGCGACAGTATTTGATATGTCCGCAATCATAGTATTGACGTCACTGTATGCATCTGCATTGTCAAGTATTGTGACTAACTCAGGAATGATTGCATCAAAAACTTTTTTGTCTCTACCTGATAAATTTAAATCCTTAATTAATTTAGCCGTAGATTCCGTTAGTCGAGTTTTCCAAGTTGTTTGAGCAGTACGAATTAAAAACGGATTTAGATTAAATACCTGTTCTCCTAACTTGCCAGATCTTTCAGGAGAAACGGAGCCTGTAGACATATAACTACGTTGCGTATTTACCGACTCACCTAAGTCAAGTAAAGATTGATCGGTTGACTCAAAGTCAAACTGACGTAATAACAACGATTCAATCAGCGTCCGCATACCAGCAAAATTACGTGCATGTAACGCATATAGTTTTACACGTTCGCTTTTTGGGATAGTTGATGTAACCATGCCGTCAAATGCTTCATCATCAATTAGTTGGCTCTCTAATGATTGCACATCAATAACTGGCTCTGGGTCTAACAGTGTTCTTATATCAGCGTCAGCTGCATCAAGATTAAACATTAAGTCAGCATCGTTTAATGCTGGATCATTTGATAATGTATCGTGGTTTAAATCATCAATAGATCTAAGCAATTCTGACGTTGCGGCTCTACCATTTAAAGCCTTCATTGTAAGACCAGATAATGTGATTACACCGTCTTCAATATTTTCAGTAATCTCAATAGGTGCACTAGCATTACGCATTGCAACGACATCATCACTAATACTTCGCTGTCGATCATATTGCCTTGCAACTTCGTCTAATACTCCATTTTTGATTTGAGTTATAAGACGTGGGCCAACAAAGATGTCTTTTGATATTAATCCAAGCATGTCAGCAGACATACTTGAAAGAATTGTTAATTTATCTGCTAAATTATCTCCGTTAGATAAATCAATTACGTCTACTAAATTAGGTCCAACGTAATCATTAAATTCCCTTAATACCTTAATGAATACAGCATACGTGTTTAAAGCTGTTGATTTAGTAGCAAGAGTATCTCCGCTAATCCTAGTTAAAAGGTTATTATAATACGTAGCAAGTCCATCTTGATACTGCTGAGACTGCCCTTCATTAATAGCTTTCTTTAAAGCAGCTTCCTTTTCTGATTTAATTTTCTTTTCATATTCTTTGAGTTCTTTTGGATCTAAATCAGATAATTGTGTGTCCGATGTTGTTGCTTCGCCGGTTCCGTCAGCATCAGTTGGATTTGAAATAACACGGTTAACTCCACCACTACTAGTGAAATCAACGGTTCCTGATGTAGACGTTACAACGTTTCGACCTTCATCATAATAATCGCCACGCATTTCTTCATATGCGATACGCAATGGATTATAAACTAACTCTAACGGAGCAGCATCAATTCCTAACACGCCTTCATATCGATCAATTAAATCACCAACAACATTTAACACACGATCAAAAGATTTAAATGCAGAAGCAAATGATTGCACTTTGGCATCATTTAACTCTCCCTTTAATCGATTGATTTCTGCAGTATTACTGGACCTGATTGCACTTTTTAATTCACTCCGTAATTGATTTACTCCGTAATAATCATCCCAGCGAGCGATGTGTGTTTGCAAATCTTCAACAGTGTCAAACTTAAAATGACCAAGTGCAGTAGCAAGTTGCGTTACTGCGAAATTACTTTGTAGCTTTTCGTAAGCAGAACGACGAGTTAATTCATTAACGTCATATGTATCCAATAGTCCATCTAACATAACTGGTAATTCAGAATACACACTTACATCTGATTCACGCGTCTTTAAATCACGTCCAATTTGATCGGCTTCAGATGATGTTAATGCTTGATCAATTACAGTTTGCACAGCGCGATCTACAGTTTGTTGGTAGTCGATTAATGAAATGTTGTTGGCTGATCCATCAGATGTAAGTGTGTATTCTGCATTACCAGTTATATTGGATGGCCTATAGGATGCAATCCTAGATAACATTTCTGGACTAATGTCTTGAATTTGACCACGTAAATCATTTAGAGCAGTCAGTAAATCAGCTTTTGCTGTTTCGTCAAGTACTTCGGATTGCGCTACACTACGCGCAATGTCTTCACCGAACTTTGCAATTACTTGTATAAACGAAACCTGATTAGTTTGATGAACTGTATTTTCATCAACGTATCCCATAAAATCACCAGATGTAATATCTGATTCAATTGCACGTAATATAATCGTTGGGATTGCCGTATTTGTTACATAGGTATTTAATTTACGTTGCCACTCTTTGTACTTCTCAGCGTCAGTATTTAAAGACTTAACTAAATTCTTACTGCGTTGTTCAGTTGCTGCGTACCATAAGAACTCTAAACCTAATTCAGATAATGCTTCTTTTACAGACAACGGATCATCAGATTTAGATATTTTTTGCTGAATGGATTTTAGTGATTCAACATACATTCGCTCACTAGTCCAGAACCTAGTTAATACTGGACTAAATCCAGCAGACTCTATATCAGACCTAGCGGTTGATTCATTAGTTACAGCGATGGCGCGACCTAAAAAGACTTGCATTTCTGGAGAAGCTCCAGAAAGAGTTTTCATCTGCCACATGTTTTCTGCATGATATGCAGCGTGAGGTGCAATACCACGCAGCAGGTAAGCATAATTTAATGCGTCGCGCTTAGTTGAATCAGAGTCAATGATATTCAAAGACTTAACAGCTTGTGTATATAACGCTTCAGGGGTACGTAATGAGTTACTCCTATAGGCAAGTATGTTCATACGGCGAGCAATCGCATGCGCTGTTGATTTAGACTGTATAGAATGAGCGCTAAGCAATGCTCCAGATTTACCAAGTGACATTAATCCGTCAAGGTAATAAAGTTGCTCTACGAATCCATGATCACCATATAGGTCAGACACCCTTACTAAATAGTTATAGATTGCAGTTCCGGGTTTAACAGCATCGTCAAATACACCTACAACTGCATCTAATACAGCTTCAACATTTTGATTAGATGCCGCCCAAGAAATCAAACCTAATTTAACGTCACCACTGAAAGCATTACCGGAACGCATTACATCTAATAAAATGTCTGGAAGTTCTTCTGGGCTTGCATTTTCAATTCGTGTGCGTTGATTTTTAGAAGCTTTTAATGCCATGAAAGTATTAAATTCTTCTTCATCAGTAAGAGTTCGAGTCCAAGGCCTATGATATGGAACGTCATCTGATGGTCGGAAATTATTTAAACGTGCCAACATTTCATTTTTGTTTTGTTGCACATCTACTATTACTTGATCTACAGGAACGGTATATGCATCACCGGTTGGGTCAGACAACAATCGCACTGTGACTAAATTGTTTGCGCTCTTAATGACGATGGCAGACTCTAAATCAGATTCAGTTGTAAATGCACCTGAAACCAAATCACCTACCTGTACATCGACGTCATGAACTAAGTCATTTGTGTCTGCATCCATACGCATACCCATACGTGTACCAGCAACACTTAATGCGTAATCTTCACCAATGATGCCACGAACAGTTTGGGCTTTCTCGCTCAATGATCCATTGCCTTCTAATACGGACTCAATGAGATCTAGTACGTCGAAAGATACAGGAACACGTGTTGGCATTCCGATGTCATGGATGTCCATGCGAATATAGCCAATGCGAGATGCAACAGCAGTTTGTGCATCTTTAATCGTTTGTGCATTAAGTGTGTCAGGAGACTGTTCTAATTCCCTAGCACCCAACGGTGGTTTAACTGTCGCGCTTGATGCGTCACCAGTAAGCGGTTGCATATAAACAGTGCCATCAGCTAACTGATATATGCCCATTGGTGATACGCCACCAGATGTACGAATTAATCGTCCATTTACAAACTTAACTGCTCCGTCTTCAGACGTGTATGGGACTTTATCTGGAAAATCAGATGCATCAGCATAATCAAGCATTTCTGTACCGGCTTCAGATTTGCTGCGTGTATTTAATATATTTAAAACTGGTCGTAATTTATCTAGTAATCGAATATTGTTCACACTTAATTCTTTTACAAGATCAAGGGAACCCATTCGTTCTACACGTACGTTTCCATCATTAGTCCTAGATTTGACAATAATAGTTCCATCTGGATGAAATCCAGAAATGGTTTTAGTTTTTCCTTCTGTTGACCATTTGTTTTTAGAATTGAACGGATTAAATAAATCAAATCGTGTAGCAACAGCTTTAGTTAATTGCTCGGCTGTGTAGTATGCAGAATTTCTGTTTACTGTAGCCTGATCCAACATAATTAAATCGGATACATCTTCATCACCACGGACAATTTCTGATGATCTAAATGTATACCCATTAGGTCCTTTATGTGGATTGAATACCATGTACTGAGGAACACCATCCTCAGTATCTTCAATCCTTACCCCAAAGAACTTCTGCTGTTCACTACGTGGTGCAACTTGCGATCTAGATGTAGTTTCACCTACAACTGGAGGCGTAGTTGTAGGCTTAGGCTGGCTTGCCTCTTGCTGTGCTTTCATACCAGCAAGCATTTGCTTTTCAACTTGAGGCGTCAATTCAGAAATTGCACGAGCCTTTGCCTTTGGGTCTACAATAAAAATATTCTCATTAATGCGTTGCGTTAATAAAGGATTGCCATCTGATAAAGGAGCATTATCTCCTTTGACTCGCATAGATTTTACTAAGTCATTAAATTGTTGCTGTGAAGCCATGTCTTCACGTGCACGTCCATTAATTAACTTATTGAAAAATATTTCAGCAGCATGTGTAGGTAAAACTTCACCACGGGCAACTGCTTGCCGTGCTTCATTCGCAATTAATTCATACGATGCACTAACAACACGCTTAACATCATCTGTGTGAGCATCTTTTCCTGTCAGGGCCTTAAATCGTTGCTGAACTGCATCACTTCTCCATCCACCAGATTCAACCCAGTCACGCGCCACAAACATCGCTTCAGTTTTAATATCAGAACCCTGACCTAAAACTTTACCGCGCAATGCTGGAGTAATAAATGATCCTAATTTGCCATGCGGTCGTACCGCTGTAAATGTAAGAAGTGCTGCACGTCCAATATCAGATAGCGTAGGCGGGTTGTACATCTTCTCGCCAGTGGCTGTTTTTGATTGATCCGTAATAGAACGATACGTCTGAGCTATAGGCTCAAATGCATTATTAAGGCCAAATGCTGCATCAGGTCCAACGCTACCAATTAACTCAGTTTTTTCTCGCAATAACCTATCACCGGCATTTAAAAAACGACCTTGATACTGAGTAGCATTAGCCTTTGCAAGCAAACGGTTAACCTTAAATAGTTGCCGTGCATCTTTATAGAATGAGCCAATACCGGAACCAAATAGACCTACAGTAGCAGCAGTTTGCGATACACCACCGGGATCAACTCGTGCAGCTCGTTCTTCCTGCATAAGACGTGCATCAATAACACCGCCATCGGTAGTTTGTAATTCAACCGGAATTGCCTCAACAGCAGCAGCTAATGGGCGACCAGCAAATTGCGTTACTTGATTAGCTCGTTCTCCCTGTTGTGCGCTTCCACCAAAAGCCCGTGTAACTTGACCCGGAATACCAGCAGTAGCCACAGCGCCAACGGCCATAGGGGCCATAGATCCTGCAGTACGTGCCATTTGCGATTGAATCATCGTCTTAACAACTGGCCTAGTAGCAGCCGCAAAAGCAGTGCCAGCCATCTTCATGGTAACTAGATCTAATCCAAATCCGGGAACAGTAGACGCAATAACTCCACCGGATAAAGCACTAGCTTGACGTAATAAGTTATCTGGATCACCAGTTCGTTCAGCGTACCAATCACCAATACCTAAATTTGCGTATGCTGTATCTTGTTGTTTTTCGTTTAAACCCGTAAGCATTCCTACGCCACGACCAATAGTGCGACGTCCTAATTCACCACCAACTACAGCAGGTGAAGTTGCAACCTTTTCAATCTCGCCAGATGAACCATACATTGATTCAAGGAATAGATTTTCGTTTGCACCATCAGCAACTCCTTGCTGATATTTCTTTTCACCATTATCTAAATAATTGTACAAATCATTTAGAGACTCACTGTCAGTTGCCAGCCTACCAATATTAGCAACTGTTTTAGCAGCACCAAGCCCAATACCGGCAATAGTACCGGCACCAGCACTTGCCATGGCACCAGCTTCTTGTAACGGTAACGCAAGTCTAGCCTGTTCAGCTAACAATGAACGTTTATACTGTTTGCCTTTATCTATCTTTAAATTCTGTATATTATTTTTATCGGGATCAAAATTACGACCAGTAACGTGTTTAGTTCCACTAGTTATAGCAGTGCCAGTAACCCATTTGGAACGCCGTGCTTCAATTAACTTCTCAGATGCCAGAGAAGTATATTTACGCTTTTCCTCTAATGTAATGTACCCAGCTTTTTGTGCTCGATCTATTTCATTTTCAATGTCACTATTAATGCCATTTTGCTTCCAGTTGCCATTTTGTAAGTTACGTGTTGCTGGCTTAAGGATGTTTTCTCTAAATGTTTTTTGAGTAGAAAAAAATTCCTTCTCTTCTTTTGAAGGTGGTGCTTTTTCACCGTAATCTACAGCTTGCTCAAAGTAACTGCGTTCACCGGGTTTTCTTCGTTGTGCTTTAGCCTTAGCCTTTTCAGCAGCAATAATCTGCTGTTGTTTTGCATAACCCGGTGCATATGTCTGCGGTTGCTTTGGCTTATTCATATTTATATTATTACCTATGTACTAACTTATTTCTAACGAACTCACGGAGCTTGCACTGTAGAAATACCTGCGCGATTTTTAATCCAATCAATCGTCGCTTTTTTCTTTGCTTGAAGAGGGGTTGTAGCAGCTGGTCTTCCTTCTATTTCTGCAATCTTTTTTGTTGCTGCTTCCATCAATGCATTTTGTGCAACTATCCCATATCGTTGTGTCTGTTGACCCATTTGTATGCCCAAATCTGGATTACGTACATTAGTTACACCATTTAATTTGACACGTCCGATTCGCTCAGCACTTGCATATAAACTTGCAACATCGGAAAGTTCTATATTCTCCAGCGTTGTTGCTTCTATACCAAGCAGTTCTGCTGCCATTTCTTTTTTACCAGTTCCAGAATTTCCTAATTGTTTATATGTATCTAATGCCCCCTTAGCAGATTCATAAGCATTATTTTTATCAGTTCGATAGGTTTCTAAAACAGCAGCTGCTTGTGGGTCTTTATTGTTTACATTACTAATTTGTGCAACGTCTTTTTTGTTTTGCAACTCAACTGCATTGTCGTACAATTCCCAGCGACGTTTGCGTTCAGCATCATTCTGTGCAATCTGTGACGTTAACGCTTCAGTGACACTTGATCGCATGTCTTTTGCATTGGCAGACATAGACTCTGATGGAGTAATAAACTTAGAAACACGGGATGTGAATCGCGTTTTCTGATCAGAACTTAGCCCACTCCACCAATTTTGTTTAGGAACGTATTCGCCTGATTCATTTTTAACTACAGGCCAAAGGGTTTTATCTTTACCTAAAATAGATTCAAATGCTTGTTCACGAGGAATGTAGTTTTGATCTGCTGCGTAACCAACCTCATTTAACATCTCAACAAACGACTGTGATTTATCAGCAATGAATTTATTGTAATCTGGGTCATAAGACGCAGGTTGTTTAATAAATGATTTGCGACCGTAAAATTGACCTTTAGCACCCGATGGTGTTTGTTCAAATCCTAAAGTTGGTCGTGCAAAATAATCTAAACCAAGTTGTCCGCCAAGATTAAATCCAGAAGCAGTCTTACCGAGTAATTCCATCTCTGCTGCAGTTAATGGTAGTTGGTTTCTATCTTGTGGTTTTTGTTGCATAAGACCAGCAAATGGATCGACAGCTCCAGTAGCAGAAGTCGTACCTGCTGCAGGAGCAGCCGCACCCCCCGTAACTGGACTAGCGGGAGCAGGTGCAGCCATACCACCCGTAGCCGATCCACCCATACCAACGGCAGCAGGTGCTTGAGTTTCCCAAGGTTTAATTGTTACACCGGCCATCAAACCAATTGCGTTACGTTCACCTGACAAAATAGATGCTGCATTTGCTTCTAGTATTGCGGCATCTTGCAATAAGGTTGCTTGTTGTTGTGGGTTACGTGTTTGTGCAGCAGCTAAACGTTTTGCACCTGCTGCTGCTTTAAGTTCACCTGATTTTGCAACAGCAGCATTATAAGTTTGCTGTGCACCAACATTGGGTTGAGCTAGTGCTTGCGCACGAGCCAATGCATCTAAAGGACTTGCTAAATCTTCTTTAATTTTAGCCCGTTCAGCACGATCTTTTTCTATACCAAATTGATCGGCTTGTAATTTAAAAGCACGATCAGAATCAAACTGCTGTTGTTTTTGTTGAAGAAATCCTTCACGCTGTTGATTACGTTGATCTTGACCCTGTTGAAGACTTTGCAAAAAACCTAATAGTGCAGATGCTGACCCTTGACTTACTTTTAATGCCATGATAATTCCTTACGAAGTATTAAACTTTGGATCGCGCATTCGGAAATTGGCTTCCTTCTGTCTTAGTCCAAAATCACGATTTGAATTCTGCTGATTAACATATTGACCACCAAGCGCACCAAACTGACTAGCAATTTGATTACGTTGATTTTGTAGGTTCGCATCCATTTCCATTTGCTGATTTGCTTCACCTTGCAACTGACCATATGCATTGTTAGCCATACCAGATGCTGTATTGTAACCCTGAGTAGCATTTCCCTGATACGTGTTAAATCCAGTACCCGCTAACCCAAGGGCTTGCTGCCTACGTCCATCAGCACCCATTGCATACTGGACAGCACCCTGTGACATTGCTTGTGAAATAGGATTGTTATAAAAGTTATCCGTCATCATATTGTTGGTAATACCACCACCCATGTTTAGGGAATTACCCATTGAGTTATAACGGCCTTGCGCTTGTGCAGCATTGGACGTTATGTTACCCATCTGCGCACCAGCCTGACGCAACATGGAATTTGTAGCATCAGGATTATTTAAGCTTTCCATTTCATTTTGCAAACCACGAGAATACATTCCTGAGAACTTATCTGCTTGTGCCTGATTCTTTTGCGCCAAACCATACTGTTGGTTTTGTATGTTTTGATTAAACATACGCTGTTGCGATAACTGTGCTTGATATGGATTAGTTTGCTTTTTAAATAATCCGCCAGCCATATTTCCTAAGAACTGACTAGCCAAACCTACTGTCATTGGATCCATGATGTTCTCCTACTGTAATACGTACCAAATTCCAGCACCGGCTGAATCGACCTGTGATACCAATGTAATAGTTTCATACTGTGCAAGTGGCCAAGCTTTTGCTGTAGGCTTTGCAAGTGTGTCACCTGATGCTGCTACAGCCGAAACTTGATTTGCGGTGGAATCTGTTTTGATTATATGGATAAATTGCCCATTCGCATAGTATGCACTAGGTAATGTAAGTATAACTGCTGCACTAGATGCATTTACACTAATTATCTGCTGTCCAGTATCTACTATGGCAGTAGCCGATAACTGCAATGGACTAAAGTTTGCTGGTGTGTACGCTGGCATTTGTGCACCACGTGTTTGCACGTTCCCAGTAAGAACTGCACTTTTACCCGGACCACGTGCTTGACCAACAGTAGCTGGTGGACTATCGGGGCTAGTTAAACCACCCGGTATTGGCATTACGCTCTCCTTACTCCACTTTCAGTAGACATAACCGACAGTGCATGAATCTCTAGTCGAGACGATGCATTTGTTCCAGATAAATCTAACTCAAGCCATGTTCCACGCATTTCATTTGCAATTTGCCTAAACCCAACAGATTTATCTTCACTTGCCTGAGTCGTATAAGTTCCACTTGTAAATACGTTTTTGTTATTTGTAATCTTCCACGTAAACGTCAAAGCTGACGGAGTGTAATAATGTACGTTTATTTGATGTGGTCGGTTCGTACCGTAGTACGCTACACCCTCGGCATACGTTTGGCCATATCGTCGTGTAGTTATTCTCCAGTTAATTCCTTGAGTTGCACCACTTTGTGTTGGCCTATCACTAAATCCCTCAAGTCTAAAAATTTGCCCATTAGATGCACCTACATACATATCTGCAACATCATTTGTAGATGTGCAAGTAACAGCACTTGTTGCGTATGTTTGCACTGAACTGAATATTGGTAATACAAATTTAACCCAACCAGTTGTCCGTGTGTCATATACATAAATGACGCTATTGCTATTTGATGTTGATGCTCCAGCCACTGGTGCAAATGCATATAACCGTCGCTCATGTGAGATCAAAACTATATCTGAATACGCTGCTGCTCCAATATAGTTTGCAGAACCAGTTGGCCCGTAGTCAGACGACCGTGGATTTAATACTCCTTCTAATGGAAGACTGATTGGCTCGATTTTAATTCCATTCATGACGCTAATGCCATAACTAGAAACAAACAACGCTTGCCCAACTAAACTAGCAATTCCTTTTGATGCTAATAAACCGGCTCCCGGTTCTCGAACGAACTGTTGAGCCTGAAAGGTAGTAGGGTCAAAGCCAGTAATAGGAACAATACTATTTTCTCTAAACGTAATTAATATTGCAGATGTATCACCACCAGCTGCGACTATTCCATCTGCAGAGTAAGACAGCAGATTAACAATTTTTTCATTGTCATCTTGCGAACCAATAGTCATGAACGCACCCTTTACTGCCATAAAGGGATCTTGTACGTTTGGAATAGCTGTTGTGTACACGCCATATTCGTTATCTTTGTTTAACGGCCATGTGGCATAAAGTCCGTTGTCTTTGGATAGGAACAAACGTTGCTTGTGATTTGCAATAGTTGACAGGCCAACTGGCAATTGATCACGTCCACTATGTTGGAACATTCCTTGCCTACCAATGTTTGTTGGATAAAGAATATCAGTATCTCTTACATCATCGTAAACAGTATATGTTGCAGTATTAGTACTCCAAGTTACATCAAAAGTAACACCATCGGCATTTACTAACGCTGGAACAGAAGCTGCGTAATCAAACACTTTGGCGTTTTGATTAGTAAACGTTGTTCCGGCTCCTAAATTGATTGGAATCATTGCAATCAAGCGAGGCATACCATCTGTAAAAATAGTGTCACATCGACGATACAGCAGTATGTAATCGTATACATAATCCGTACTGGTTGTGCGCAGATCTGCGTCAGTAATAGTTATCCTGCCACGAGAATACGCTACAGATGATTCAATCTGAGGACTAAACTCACTCGCAGTAGTCTCTATGCCTTCACCCGGTGGAGCTGTAATATTGTATGCAGTTGTCGCTCTCCATGCTGCAGGAGCGGCTTTCCAGCGAGTATATGTGTACTTATATTGATTGTCTGGTGTAAGTCCACCTTGACGCACAACATCACCTAAGCCTACTACAACAGAATCAGCTGGGATATCTGGTATGTCCTCGTCAAATCGTATGTAGATTGCTGTTACTGCATCTCTGTTTTGTCCCGGTATAGGAAATAATTGAAATTCCAAAAAGCGTGTTTGGCTGTTATATACAGCTTGACCTGTCCATGTGATTGTGCCTGATGCTTCTTGTATTCCAAGGCTTAATGGTATTTCAGCAATACGTACATTTGGATGTAATTCAGCGCGTATACCTAACCCCTTATCATTAGATAAATCAGGTGTACCGCTAATTGCTAATTTAATTAATCGTTGTTGTAAAAATCCACCAAAGTTACCACGAACATTAGTATTAACTTGATTACCTTTGATGCCAGCAAGGCCAATATCTGTCGTTGTCCCATTATCATTAGGACTAGACAGCACACTGTATACGTACACGCCATCAATAAGAACGCCGGGATCACTTTCCCTGAACCAACCACTGTTAGATATTTGAATTTGTAATGCTTGTAAAGTATCTTCGTAACCACGGAAATCAACAAGATACTCAAATAAAACCCAATCACTTAAAGTCTGTTTTGGTGGTGCATCAGCTACAGCGGAAAAATATGCACCGTTTATAATGTTTCCAGCACCGGGACTGGTGCTACTGTAACCTCTAACATCGACATTTAAATATTGCCCATTAAAAGGTTTGGCGTCATCGTAGTTCATTAAGTAAAAAGATAGTTTAAATAAACCATTTACTTTTGCCGTACTGCCATTTTGAATATAAGTAGGTAACGAGATAATGTTTTGAATAATGTAGTCTTGTGGTTTATCAATTAATGCTACATATCCTGAAGTTCGTCCGTCAGCACCTTTAGAAACAACACCTTTTTTACCAGACCACGGCAATGCTTTTAATTCAACATCTTGAGCACCCGTGCCAATAGTTGGCGACCCAGCAATTACGTTCCAGTTTGCGCCGACACTTGCAAAGATAGGGTTTGTTACTCTGTTATCAAAAGGAGATGCAAATGCACCAAATGTTGCACGTGCAGCACTGTCAGCGTAAGTCCCGCTTGTATAAGACTTGATGGCCTTTACAATACCTACAGCGCCGGGTTTATTAGATGTAGGACCAGCAACGGTTGGCATAGAGGCTGCAATAGTTCCATTAGTCCTAAACGTACTAAAGGATGAACCTGTTCCGCCAACGCCATATATGTACCTTCCATATTGCGTCATCCTGACAAGTTTCCCCGCAGAGGGGAAACTGAACGAGGCTCCAGTAGTTTGGTCCAATAACTCTGTTTCTGTTGATGGAGTAACCGATGGGTCAGATGCATATAACTTGCTATTCTTAGCGTAAATAAGTTTACTGACGGTAGATGAACTTTTTAGTGCAGTCAATTCGTAAACTGGATTAGCATTAAATGTATTCATAATGCCACGGAATCCATTCCTTAAAACAGGAGAGTTACCGTCGATCATCATGTTTTCAATGTTTTGTGCATAACCATCTTTAAGTTTATTTGCTTGTGTACGTGTATCCATGCCAATCCATGTAACATCACCTAACACAAAAGATTGCTGGTTACTCATTGCTTTAATAGCCATTACAAACACCCCTTACGAGTAAACTGCTTACTCAGTGTTGCAGGTTGCGTAGAACTGCAACTGATTGACTGCGGAATAGTATATACACCAGATATTAAATTTCCGTAAGTAAATGATTGTACACTTTCATGCAATCTAAAAATTGGCAATGTATACGGAAGATCATATCCTGATGCACTAAACAAACTTCCATTAACATAATTGCAAGTCGAAGGAAGAAGATTTAACCATTCTGGGCACTCACAAATGTTTGGAATGTACCCATCACCAATTACATTAGCAATTCCACGTATATTTGCAAATAGCGGTTGAGCTGGTGTAGTTGGCGATATTGAATACGAAATTATTGTGGCAATACCACGAATAGAAGATGTTCTAACGAATGATACGTTGGCTGTTACATTACTAGTACCTACAATTGCACTATTTACGTACGTAGGATTTGCTATTATTGCACTTGCATTTGTCGAAGCAATGCCAACTATAGATGATTGCAGTTGTGCAGATGGCAATGCTGTAACTGTCGCAATGCCTCGAATTGAAGATGTACCTTGCGTGTCTGGAAGTGCTGTTAATGCAGCAAGACCTATAAGTGATGCCTGTAATTGACTGGATCGAATAGAAGTTAAAGTTGCAAATCCATTTACATTAGACGCACTAACAACATTAGTCGCCGTAACTCCAGTTGCAGATAAATCTGCACGTCCATTTATTGAACTTATAATTGAATACGTTATGTCTGCGGTTAATCTAGCATACGCAGTAATACTTGACTGTATTTGTGTCGAACGTAAAGCAGTTAAAGTTGCAAATCCATTTATATTAGAAGTGCTAACAACATTAGTTGTTGTAACTCCAGTTGCAGATAAATCTGCGCGTCCATTTACTGAGCTAGTAATTGAATATGTTATGTCTGCGGTTAATCTAGCATACGCACTTACTGTTGACGCTGCAGATCCTGTAGCTGTGGATTCTACATTAGCTCGACCATTTATCTGAGATATTACGCTATATGTTGGCGTAGCAAGTAAGTTGCCAAAACCAGTAACCGATCCACCACGAACAAAAGAAACAGTTGACGTTATAGCAGATTTACCAAAAACATCAGACTGCCGTACAAAACTAACATTTGCATTTATGGTAGCTGATGCAAAAACAGATAATGAGCCTACTCTGCTATATACACTAGTTACATTAGCTAACCCTGTTACATCCGATGTACGTACAAAAGAAACATCAGCTACCAGAGATGCACGGGCACTTACGTCAGATGCTCCCGTGGAAACTAATAATGATGTAACTGTAGCAACACCACGAACATCCGATGTGCGTACAAAAGAAACATTAGCTACCAGAGATGCACGTGCAGTAACGTCAGATGTGCGTACAAAAGATGGTGATGACGTAACTGTAGCAATGCCACGAACGTCAGATGTGCGTACAAAAGATGGTGATGACGTAACTGTAGCAATGCCACGAACGTCAGATGTGCGTACAAAAGATGGTGATGACGTAACTGTAGCAATGCCACGAACGTCAGATGTCCTAGTAAAAGCTAAGTTAGCATCTACTCTACTAACACCAATTAAATTTGCACTGCGTTGAATTGAAGGCAGCGCGGTTAATCCCGCAAAACCATTAAGACTTGCTGTTCCAGCTGTGCCTCCGACAGATGGTGCAGCAAGTCTTGCAGCAATAAAGGCTACTGTTATATAGCCAGCGCCGAGTGGTGTTGACATTACATTAGTCTAATGAAACGACAATAGCTCCAGCAGCAAAAGTAATCGACTGACCAGAGGTTAATGTAACAGATCCACCAGTTAAATCACCATAAAGAATTACACTAGTATCTAAGGCCATATTTGCAGACGTAGCATTAACTGCTTGTGTAGAACAAATAGCAATACCAACAATACCAGAGTGTGTAACACCAGATGCTGTAAATGTAATTGGGTTTAAGTTAATTAACCTTGTTTCATCCGCAGTAGCACCAGATGTGTCGGCTGCCGTACTTGTTGATGTTCCAAATTTAGTAAATTGATTCTGAGCAGTACCCGTAAATTGAATACGTCCACTAAGACCAGTATATGTACCAGCAGGAGCAAGTTCAACTAACGACGTATCTGATGTACTGTTAGTTAAAAAAGCAAGATACAAGTTACCGGTATAGGGCGTATAAGCTGCCCCGCGCAACAAGAGATTGAGGATTTTGCCCTCATTATGCGTAGAAAATGCTGTATTAGCCATAATTACTAACCTACCTTTACAATCGGATCAGCGCTTACACTTGTTGTAATTGGCTGTGACCAAATAATAGATGTGTCCGCTTCATTGTACACATCAACCTGCGCCCCACCACTTGCATCAACTTTGTTGCGCAAGATGCGTAACGCATTTCTTACCGTCCTACCACTTGATGTGGTGGACACTTCATTACCTGAGCTATCCAGATTACGTTTAAGAACAGCATCAGCTATTTCTTCAGCCGCATCAGTTGCCAACGCCGCAGCATTAATAGCACCTGCTGCAAAGTCAGCAGCTACGATGACGCCGGGTTGTAGTTCATGTACATCAGCTGCAATATGGTTTGCTCCGGTTATGAACGTTTCATATGATGGAGAAGTCGATGTACCTCTGATAATTCGTGCACCAAAAGTATTTGCAGTTGTGTACGTTGCCAACAATGCATTCCACACAGCCGCCGCCGTGTTAGTTTGAGCTGTTGTAGCAAGAGACCCAACTGTTACTTGACCAGAAGCGTTACCCGTAGGCAACCCACCGCTTGCTCCTGCAGCAACGTTAGGCAGTGCCGTAAGCCCTAATCTGACCGTATCCATAGCGTCATACGCCATGATCTGTACTACAGTGTTATAGTCTCGGCTTACGGTAGCTTTTTCAATGTTGACTGCAATCCATCCAAGAGTGTCAACTTCACCGGCAGTAAACTCATAGTAATACTGCCCATTACCAATTTCAGTCCACGTACCTGCACCACTTGCTATAGTGGCTCCGTTTTTAGAGATATTAATAGTAGGAGTGACTACACCAGTCTCAGGAGTAAACCCATCAGTGATGTCAACTAACAACACTGGGATCCTGCGCCTAGCAGCAGTTGCTTCTGATAGTTTTACTTGAAACATAGTTCATTATCCCTCAATTTGGTTGAATCCTGCTGGTAATGATGCTATTGTTGCTCCAGCTGCTGTTTGGAAATATCTACTGCCAAATATTTCTAATGCTGCTGATGGTACTTGTCCCGGTGTATCAATAAAAGTACCTGTAGCATATCTTGCAATGCCCCACTCTATACCATTTGTAAAATCTAATATAGCAGCATTACTTGGAGCAATGCACCTATATGTTTCTTTGAAAGCAGTAGCATTTGTGCTGCGAAACATTACATAATATTTAGTATTTGGCTGTATCCAAAATCCATTAGTAACAAGAAACTCTGTCATCCTTGTTGCTGCTGCTGATAAATACATACTATTGTCAACTGTAGATGTATATAAAACTGTGCCAGCAGTATTATAAATATCAAACGTAGTTAATTCTCCAGCAGTTAAAGAACAACCAGCCCAAACTGATTTTAAATGTAGTTCTGGATAGTTTGCAGGTGTTTTAAAATAAAAACCAACATATTGAGGATAAGCAAAGTTTCCTGCTGATGCGTGTGCTTGTAAAGGTAATGCAACACCATACCATTTTGTTGCGCTACCTACTATTGCTTGTGGTAGACCATTATTAGAAGTTAGTTTATTAAAAGTTCCTGAACCTGTAGCTCTTGTCCATACTATTGGATACATTGGAGCACCAAATCTTCTTACAGTACTAAATGTCTGACTACCAGAGCTTTGGTTTGCTAATCTAATAACTATATGAAACTCTTCTCCTGCTGCTGCTGCATAAGGAGTACCAAGAGTAACTTCCAAAAAACCTGTTGCGTTTGGAACATTTACAGCAGCACCAGAAAGAGATGTATTATTAGGTTGTCCATCTGCTGCAATACCTTCAAGTCTTACAGTTGCTGGATCCGTCAAAGCAGAAGCAGCAGTACAATAAAGCAAAACTCTTGTAATAGTAGCAGCCTCTGGCATAGTTACTGGAAAAGCAACGCCCATATTATCATTATTAAAGTTAAACGTAGCAAAGGTAGTTGTTGAAGTGCCAATAAAGCCATCAGGATATAAATATCCTTTAAATTTATCAGAAGTTACATATGGCATTATCCGTTAAATCCTCCTGTAAATAATGAGGAAGCATTGATGTATCCTCCACCTCCACCACCAGTAGAATCATCATATCTACAAGCATCGCAAATGATTCTAAAAGGTACTATTTCAGTAGAACTTTCAGTAAATGTAGAGCCAACTTTTGTAGCATAAGCATTTTGTATTCCAGTAGAAGAACTATTGATGTTAACTGATTTAGATAAGTTATATGTTGGGGATGTACCACTACCAGTAAGATTAATCATACAATAATATTTTTGACCTGATTGAAGCCATAAATCAGTAGCATTAGTGTGTAATATATTATAGTTACCGTTAATTATAAGACCTGATGAAAGTCCAACATCATAAGTATTAATAGTTTGTAATAATGTTCCAGCGCTATTATATATTTTGTATGACACATTAAAAGTAGCAATATTATTAACACCTAAACCTGTTTCGATTTGTGCTAACTTAACTTCTGGTATGTTATTTGGCATTGTAAAACTAAAACCAAACTCATTTGTAGTATTTGGAGTGTATTGTACATTACCAAAAATGTGGCTTTCTCCAAACCATTCAGTAGCAGAACCTACAAGCATAGGAAAAGCGACACTTTGTTTAGTAAAAGCTCCAGCAGTAGTAGTTTTAGCAACACTAATAGAAGGATTTAATGTTCTTTGAGAAGCACCTTGTTCTTGATTTGCAAAACCGACACTCATAGTTGAACCAACATTGTTGTACCAAAGTCCAAATACTTTAGAGCCAGCAGATAGACTATAAGGAGTAGCAAGAGTAAAAATATTCCAACTATTAGTAGTGTAAGTATTAGCAGCTACACTTGTTAACCAAGTACCAGTTGGAAATCCATTAGCCATATTTATATCTTGTAGTCCTATTTGAGCATTTGATGGATTAGTTGTAACAGTAGATGTATAAACAGCAAAACGAGTAATACTAACAGCTTCTGCAAATTGAAAACCCATGCCATAACCAATATCAGCTTGAGAAAAAGATGTGACTGTAGATGCTACACGACCTCCAGCTATTCCAAATGAAGTAACACCGTTAACTGTTTGTATTGCCATTAAACTAACTTTACAATCACACCGTCAAGAGCATTAGGATTATAAATGAGAGTTTTTCCAACTACAGCAGTTTCCCCTAATATTACTATTAAGTTTAAAAAAATATGTTTTAAATACTCATCATATTGCAAGCTCGCACTATATGTTTCTAAACTTTCAATGTCTCCAAAAAGTAAACCATTATCTTGAAATAAAACATTTACAGCGTCATTTTGAACAATCACTTGTTCTAGTATTACTTCTGTCATACATGTGCCTACCTTATACCGGATCTACCGTCACGTCAGCTGTATTAGATAATGAACCAGTCCACGCTGTTGCCGTATCGTCTTCTTTAGATACTGTCATTACACCAGATGCAACAACTACCTTGTTGCGCATTGCTCGTAACGCAGATCGGACAGTGCGCTCGTTCAATGTGTCTGTGCCATCACCCGTGCTATCTAGCTTTCTGTTGAGAACGGCATCTGCAATAGTTGTAGCACTAGGTGCAGAACCACTAGTAAGAGTTCTTGGTGCAAACGTCCAAATGTCATTAGTGTTTGGTGGGGCAGTGTAAGATGTCGAAGCTAACCGACTGGTAATAGTGTCATTCAAGTTAGTTTTAACTTTTAGGCCCATAGTGGATGCTGTTGTAATAGATGACTCAAGTGTGTTCCACACAGCGTTTGAAATTGATGAAAATCTGTTCTCAATACTAAATTGAAACAAGGGTACGTTTACTGTTTGTGTATCGATTACTGCACCAACTATCACTACAACGTAATCGTTCCCTGCTGCGTAAAATCCAGCATCAGTGTTGTTGCTAAGATCAATTGACAGGCTATTTAAACCAGTAACGCTATCAAAACCACTAGTGTCAGTTATTCCAACTACTGACGTACGTTCTGTAACAGATGTGCCTTTGTATACACGAATCGCTCCAGCTGTCGTACGGTTAACAGACGCACCCGCAGATGCGTTAGTGCCAAAGAAGTAACGTACTGTTGAGTTGACTACAAAGTCGCCAATATATGGAATCAATTGATCAACCTCCCACCAACTACCGGGCCACCACCTGACGAGCCAACTGCTGGTGCAAAATCAGTAAGATTTAAACTCATTTGATATCGCACTGTTCCTGTTTCAGTCCATGTTGTCAAAGTTGCATCAGCCTCTACGCCAAATGATGGTATGTCAGATAGGCAGTCAGCATCTTGTGCCCTATTAAACGTAAATCTAGCAAGGTCATAGTTGTTACCACCATGATAAAAACCTACAACATACTTAACACCTGTTGTTAACGTTAGCGGGGAATCAAACGGGAAGTACACTTGACCGCCATTCGTATACATTGCATTTGTCCATGATGGAACTCCATTGTCAGCAAATTGTCTAGAAGCAAGGAGTGTAGGCGGATAAGACGTTGCGTCGTATAAGCGCAACCAAACATTAATAAAGCTATTTTCAGAATTCAGTGGCGCTAATACACCTTGCAGTAAACACGTCCCTCCCATTGATGTTGGAATTGTAAATGCATTGCCGGAAAACGTATTGTTTCTATTTGTTGATGTAGAAGACTGTACAGGATAACCATAAGATTCAGTTGCGGAAGCTATACCCCACCTAAACGGACCTGTGTCTTGGGTCCATGTTCTAGCAAATGGTTGACCCGACATCAAAGTGTAGTCACGTTTGTTTTGGTCCTGTGTGCTAACTAATGACAAACTACCACTCCATGTTCCGTATGTTTCAAGACCTATTGCATACGTTGTTCCTCTTGTTATAGCTTGTGGTGTAGTAAGATTCCACCAATAAAACGTAGGCGCAGTAATACCTGAGGCTACCGTAATTGGATTTGCGTCGGTATATGTTTTTACAGTTAAAGGATTTGGTGGAAGTGATTGACCTTTGACGTATTGCCACATTGCAATTCGCACGGGTGGCGTACCTGAAGATCCGCTTACACACATTCCCAGTTGAGTTATACTCATTGTTTTCTCTGCTGTGAATACGTTAGCAATGTATTGACTCGGACTTGAAGCATTAAATGTCCATTGAGAATACGCATACGGCGGTTGATAACCTGTGCTATATCGGCCTAAGAAATTAATTATCACGATGCTACTACCCAAATATTATCTGGATCACTAATTGACAAAGATGCAGTTTTACCTGATATTTGTTGTTCTGAATAATCCAACAATAACAGAGTTCGCAACATAGTTTTTATGTGTGGGGTTAGTGAGTAACAATATTTTTGAAAAGTTTCTTGATCATTAAATACCAATGACTCAGAATCATCCCACCAAATAGTTATTTTTCCATCTGGTAATTCATCTACCCTAAACAACTGTGCTGACTCTGAGTACGTCACTCACTTACCTTCTTAAGGGATTTTTCAATTATAAGATTGAACGCTTGTACGGTACGTAACCCAAGTGTGCCAAGTAGAAATGACAGACCAATCATCTGATGGGGCTGATCCCATCCTAGTTGTTTTGCAACAAGCGGAGTTAAGTAGATTGCTGACGCAGTTCCAGATAGAACTGTTATAGCTCCTTGGACTACATTCTTTATCTTGTTCCAGTCAGTACCTATTAATGCACCGACAAAACCGGCAAGCAATGTGTTCAAGTCAATTTGCAACTTATCCATCGATGTCCCTCGTCGTTTCACTGATCTTGGTAACCTCCGGTAATCGTGTAGAAAACACAGGCAAGCTACTATCCTGTCGCATAAAGAATGCAATCAACGCAGTAGTCATTGCAGGTATACCAGAGCGGAACCCTTCAATGCCAGCAAGTAATAAAGCACGAGTTACTGTGCCAAATGTTGCGTTGTCTGGTATGTGTTGCATTTTCCAAGAAGCGTCAAACTCAGGGGCAGCACTAGCCATGAAAGCTGCTAGTGTTATTAAAATTAATCGAGACCAAGCTATTTTCATTTACTTGCCTCCCGCTGACATTACTGGTGGTACAGAAAATATCCCATTAGCCATTTTATAAGATGGGTCTAATTTTGCCCACAACTGCATGCGCACCTGATCGTACCAATCACCCCAAAATGTACGACCAACAATAGATGGGTCATCGTAGTTTTTAAGAGCAATTTTACGAGCTGCGTAAGATGGTAACGCTTGCATCAATAAATCATCACTGATGAATGAATAATTTCCGCCATATACAATAAACGTTCCTCCGGTGCCACCAGTTGGAGTAATTGATGACCCACCAGATGTTGCTGAAATTTGAAATGCAGATGTAGTAAGTGCCGTTGCGGATACGTAATACGTCACACCGGCGACAATGTTAGTTACAGTTGATGTGTCAAAAACAATTTCTTGATTTGCAACAAATGAGTTAGTTCCTGTTATTGTTGCTGTGCCAATGGTTACAGCGGCTGAACTTGAGGTTAGTTTTGTTGGTAATCCAGCTCCGCGAACAATAAATGCTATAGCAGTAGATGGAACGGAATAAAATCCAATATTGTTGTAACCAGCTTCATACCAGTACGTAGGTTCACCGGATGTAATCGTGTAGTTTAAATCATAGGAACGTAATTCATTTTCACCACATCGAGTAAGCGGAACAGTGGTTCCATTAATGTGGATTGTAATTGGGGATGTTAAAAGCGATGCACTAAAGTCGTAAGTTCTACCAGTGTGTGATGCAACAGATAATGTTGCTGGAAGATACACGCAAGTACGACACAAGTCAAAAGCAGCTTCATTCAAATACTGCAAAATTCCATTGTCATTAGTAAGTGTAGGGGCACTCCCAGTACCACTTGGTAATTCAGCTATAACACTATCGGCTGATTCATTAAGTAAACGTAGTGTTTCGTTTCTAAGGTCATGGAATCCTTTAGACATTACTTTGCTCTCCGTGCATACGTACTTGCAAAATTATCAACCATTGCTAATCGGTCTAAATATTCAGCCTTAAATATTTGATATCCATTCATGTCTGCCATCTGCATAGAGCGAGCTTGTAAAACTGCGTATACAAGGCAGTCATGTGCTACGTCTGGTAATGGGCATTCAGTAGCATCCGTGTTTGCTAATGCAGTTCCAGTAGAATCATATGCCCAATAATCACCCGGTTGAGAATAGCCTTCGATTAAAAGTCCATTAGTCAGTGTTGCATTTACAGCTGGGTAAACACTAATGTTGTTCATCCCACGAAAAACAACAATTTCAGGTCGTGTGTCACTCGGTAGATTGCGCCAATTATCTACGTACTGATCACTATAATCAAATAGCCTTACCTTTTGATACTCATTTAATGTGTCTAAAATCTTTACTACTTTAATTTTGTAAATGTCAGGGGCACAATAATCATTAACATCTACTGTAAGGTCTAAATACCGACGGCCAACCAGACAGTCCGTTTGTCGGGCTATCTGATTGGCCTGTTCGATAATTAAATAATCTAGGCCAAATGGATCACGATCTGCATCAGTGCCAAAGTAATTTCTACCCAGCATCCTTACATTACGTTTAATTTGACCTAAATTCATAACTAAGCGCAGCTTTCTCGGCCAGTTTGTACGGCTGTTCGAGTTACGCTAATAGAAACACCAGATCGAACTGTAGTTGCTACCCAGCGTACACGTAAGAACTTACCGTATGACTGAAGTGGAACAGACAAGATTGTCGAGTTCACATCATTATATACACTAAGGATTACGTTTTGACCTGTAGTGATTGTGTTTACAGCAGCACTAAAAGTGACAGTTTGATTAATAGCAAGACCGGCAATACTAGATACTGTAACAGACGTAAGTCCGGTAATAGCACCACCGCCACGAGTTGCAGACAAAGACACTGCAAGTGTAGTAGGGTTAATTGCAGTAACAAACAATACAGAAGTAAGCGTAATTGATGGACTAGCACTTGTCACAACTACTGCAGGAACAGTAAACGCGGCTGGTGGTGTATATGCATTTGTAGATACAACTGTTGACGCAGATGGCGTAAAGCCAAGTGTGTTACTAGTGTGTACTTCACATGTAAGTACATCTAATCCAGCTAACTGGTTTGCTGTTAATGCAGAAACAATATAGATTGGATTTAGAATTTGCCCACGAACATAGTCCGCAGCATCAACTGATCCACTCATGTCATTATCAAGCACTGCGCCGGATACTCCATTTATGAGTAATCCACCGTAGTTAAGCTCAAGAGCATTTAAGTTTGTAGCAGCTGCAGATGCACCAGCCTGAGTATATGTAATACCCTGATTGTAAGTCGTTCCACTAATGACAGTAGTTGGACCAGCACCAACTGAACCCATAGTTCCTGACGTAGCAGTTACTGTAGCATTTGGGTACAAAAATGTAAGTTTTGCGTCGCGCATATCATTATCTCCTTAGTTAGTTGCTAAACGTAAGCGACCAATAGAACGAGTGTTTGGCATCCAGAGACCCATGCCCCAGTCAAACAACACATTGTGCATAATTCCGTTTTCCTTAGACTTACCTAAGTACTCAGGCTTAAATGGTCCAGACTGCCATCCCTGTACATAACCAGTTCCATAACGTACAGCATATACGTCTTGGAAGTTTGCTGGTGCAGTAATAACAGGAGTTGTTCCATCAACCTTACGTCCAACGGTACGGATCTTAGCACCCTTGTACGTATCGACAGATCGATCAAATGCATCGACATCAGTATTGAAACCGGTACCAGCTCCTAGTGCACGAATAATAAATTCAAAGCGACGCTTTGTTTCTTCATTCATGTAAAGGACAATGCCGTTTCCATCTGGTGAATTAAGGTTGTCAAACAATTCCTGAAGTGCAGAAATTGTACCGTTAGCCTCAGAAGCATTATACGTAGACGATACATCTAATGTAGCAACAGTAGCAGCCGGAGCAACAAGACAGTCCATTGGAATATCGTACTGTGCACGATTCTCTAAGCGGTACTTTAATCCCGGAAAACAATCAGGGCTATTGGTAGCTAAAGGAGATGTAGGGTCATTATTAATGAACTTGTCATTAAAGTCGTATGCAAAACCCTCTAAAAAGATTTTGACCTGCGCTTCGACTGGATCAATAATATTGTTTGGTTGCTCAAGGAGACGAGAGTCAACAGTAATCTTATTACGAATAAGATACATCTGCTCTTCGTACGACTTTGGCTTACCCTTAACCGCGTTTGGTTCACCGTTAATTGTGGACCACGTTGGCATTGGGATTGTGCCAGCTTCATTCGTATAACGAACGCCAACTTGCCGTAAAGACTGCGATGTGTAGAAAGGGATATCCTTGATTGCATTCCATGTCTGGTGCATAGACATGGTGATCTCTTTTACAAGAGGATCATTCGAGAGGACAGCCTGATCTGCGAGTGTTAAAGCACCGTTAAAATCGATAGCCATTGTTTACTCCTACCTGATTCCTAATAGCCGACTAATGCTACTGAAACCGGATTGTCGATTAGATTGTTGTTGCGGTGGAACCATTGCGTTAGCAGAGTCTCCACTTCCAATAGGTGTTGGTGTACCTTGCTGATTTGTTACCATGTCAATTAATTGCGGGACAAGTGATTCAACAAGACCACTAACTTGACGATGTACAGCTGATGCAGCATCCATAGGATTCATACCCTGTTGGATTAAACTGTCCATGACATCTTGCGCTCGCGATGCATATGGAAATTGCTGCAATGCCTGTTCACGTTGTTGAGTAACCATATACGTATTCATTTGACCAACTACTTGGTCGTAACGATACTTCTGGATCTCAGATTCAGCTTGTACACGAGCTAGTTCTGGGTCCATGTAATTAGACTGGACCTGTTCATTCCATCGCTCGCGAATTTGAGTTTCTAGACTTTGCTGCTGTTGTTCTTGATATGCCTTTTGCACATCAGCCGCAGAAGAAAATCCGCTTTCCTCAAATTGCCGAATAACATCAGCCCACTTTGAGTACGCTTCTTGCGTTGCTCGGAGCTGTTTTGCTTCATCGTTTACTTCTTTGAAGCGATCATATGGTACGTTTGCCGGTTGTTTATCCGGTAACGCACTATCTAATAGTTGTTTCTTAACTCGTTCTTGAATAGAATTTGGGTCAAAAACACTATCTGTTTGTGTTGGTGCTTCGTTATTACTAGTGGATTGATTTAACGTCCCTGCTCCACTATCGTTAGAGCCAGACGACTCCCTAACGAAATCCAACATTGCACCACCAACATTGCCCGGTGCCGCTGCTGGCGAATCAGCGGTTCGTGTCACCATCTCTTCGGACATATATACTATACCTTTACTTTTTTAAAACATGCCAGTAATATCTGGCTGCTGCTCACCCGATTGTGGCAACATTGGCTGAGCTGACTGTCCACCCATAGGTGGCATACCACTCATCGGAGGCATACCGCCCATTGAAGGCATGCCACCACTCATAGGTGGCGCACCTCCGCCCATAGGTGGCATCATACTCATTTCGTTACTTGGCATAGCTTGTTCTTTACCAAGTTCAGTTACTGCGTAATCCTCATTTTGCTGAGCTTCAATACCAGCCTTTGCTGCAGCAAGAGAAATATCTGCTTCAAGTTTTGCTTGAATAATTGCTTGTTGCTTTTGCACTTCTAATTGCATTTTAGCTTGTTCAACTTCTGGGTTAAACTGCTCTTGCTTCGCCTGTGCTTCCATCATTGTTTGCTGTTGCATCATTTGGGCTTGCTGCTCTTGTGCTGCTTGCATCTTCTGTGCTTGCTGATCAAGGTGTTCGTAAATACGTGATGCGTTAGGTATGTTTGCAAGCTCAATAAATAATCTATTTGTCGCAGGATCCATCGGGTCACCAAATACACCCATCTGTCGCATAGCCGCTAATTTCTGCAGCTTCTGATCAGGGCTATCATCCATAGATGATCCCGGAATATAAACAATTCTGTATTGACCGCCAGATCGCAATGCATCAAAACGCATTACGCCCTGCCTAATTTGATCTTGTGGCAACATCTTGCCTTGAATATTTCCAACAAATGGAACAATGGCAAACTGCTCGATTAAAGATACTTCCCACTCTTTAATCTTAGAAGCGCTGATCTCAATGTCGGCTCTTATAAATGAATGCTGTGTGTTATCAGATCGCTGCAATAACCGAACAGATTCAGCAGGAGTACCTGCACTGGCTTGCCCTTGACTTACATCATGTAATCCAGCAACATCCATCATGTCTTTTTCTAGCATCTGAAGCAATGGGAATAAATCAGAACCAATGCCCGGAGCACGTTGGATGGAAGGTGGATGAGAACCTCTCTTGTAATTAATACGACGATAGATTCTATTCTTATCATCAACTCCATCACTAGTGTTGTCGTATGCATCTGCACCTACACCACTTAAGTTCTCTACAAGGATATAGTCTTTTTGATTTTCAAACTGCTCAATAAGTCGTGAATAGACTCGGTTGTAAGTAAGTTGCAGTGAACACAAATCCCATCCAAGACTATAACCGTATGGTGTACCACTACGTGGTTGCCATCGCAGAGGAATAAATGGGAATGAATCTTTCTTCTTGTATGGCCAAGGACCAGCATAAAGCAAACAACTGTTTGTACTTACAATGTAACGACCACTTGGATATAACGCTGTAGGTTTTTCCCAATATTCGTATACAATTGCTGCTTGCTTCTTTGTATCAGTGTTACCTAGGTTTACTGGTGATGGTGGTACCCAGCCACGCCCGTTACCATTTGTTCCATCTAAATACGTATCAACATATCCAGCATTAGAACCATTCTGTCCATCAGGCTTGACTAACTTACCATCATCTCCGTATTTATCCACAAACCACGATAGTGGTTTAACCATTGCGTGAATCATCCAACGGATATCAGAATCACGTTTTGCAGATGGATCAAAATACACATCAAAGGCCGGAAGGATTTGTTCAATAACATCTCCAACCTTCATTGAGGTATGACCGATGACTTCTTGTCCAGAAGAATCCATCTGTGGGACAACTTGCTCTTGACTAGCGTCCCAGAATATTTTTAGAAATGATGTTCCGCAGACACAAGCCCAACGGACACGTTCTTTTGTTTGTGTTTCTCGATCAAACTTGCGATTATAGTGATTAACAATGTAATTAGCTTCATCCGCTGCCATTAAGTCTACTGGGTTATTACTAATTGGTACAGCACTAGAGTCAGGTGAGCACTGAGTTAACTTACCTACAACGCCATCAATTAATGGACGCATTTTATTCACTGTCATGTACCGGTTAGGTTCGTCTTCGTGCTGGAGGCTTTCTAAATTCCTAGCTTGACTATTAATCCTAAACCACTGACGTCCCTCAAAGAACGCAGTTGCCATAACCCATTCAAGTTCCATTTCTTGTCTAGATCTATACGACAAGTCGAACTGTTGTTTTACAAAACCAGTAATCTTCTTTGCTTCATCTGGCTGATCTTTTGGTATAACTCGCCAGTCCTTTGGCGCAAGATCAATGTTTAAGTTGTCTGGATTTTCTTTAGACGTATTTTTTAAATCAAAACTTCCGGGTGTACCTGCTGCTGATGGTTTAGCAAATGCAGATACTTTTGGTTGTTGCTGCTGGAGCAATCGATTACTCATTGTTCCACGCATGAGGTTATTTATATCAACGGACATTTTTAAATCCACCTTTCACTGGAAACAACTCGCTGCACTAATAGTCGCTCTTCTCTTATTAACCGTAGGTTATTCACTATTCCATATATAAATACAGTCTGCGCTAATACACTCAGCGTAACTAACGAGCAACATATAACAAAGAAGATACTTATAACCATCTACTATTATCCTTTTTCTTTAACCAACTTGGTATATGTTTTTCGTTAGATGGCATTTTGTCGTCTATCTCAGGACACTTTACAGGATACTCACGCCACATAACACCATAGCGAAAACTATCAATAGCGTGATCATTTTTAGTCCCACTGTCAATATCTTCAGGATCACGAGGATGAGCCATTGTGGCAGATATCTGTTTAATTAAATTTGGACAAGCACCACGTACAATTTGCAACTTTGGTTTTGGTTGGCCTTCAACAATATCAGTTGCACTTAACCACTCTTTGACTCTGCGCCATCCAGCTTTTCTATCTTTAACCGCTCTCACTGCTGGCAATCCACGTTCCCACCAAATTTCAACTGGATATTCACCAATACGTTCTTCTGCCTTCATTGGCGGAAATGTATTAGCCCAGTCAAATGCAATTGCTTCTAACTTAGTATTCCAAATACCATCACGTACTTTAATATTTGCTGGAGATCCTAATTGTTTACTCTCAAGTAATTCCAAACATTTTTCAGCTTGTTTACTACTTACTAATCCAGCTTCATACATCTCTCCAATGACGTATATGTTTTCTCTATCATCACTGGCGTATAAGAGGAAGCATGCTGGTGCTCCCGTACCAAAGTCGTGACTAGCCCACATTCTCCACCAAGGTTGTATTTCAACATGATCTACAACATGCCATGGTTTTCCATCTGTGTTGTATTCACGGAAGTCAGGAAAGAATAATCCACCAACACCCACTTCATGTTGACACTCACGCAAAAATGAAAGCAGTCCATATGTGTCAATTTCATGCTGACAAACTTCAAGAGTTTTGTGTTGCCACGTTGGAGTACCTGCCGTAATCCGATAACCCATTCGTCCATCATTACGCTCGTATGTTGTGTACTCAAGATCCTGTACGGCTGGAATAATTGGTGACTGTATACGATCTTGAAGCATATCTAAATCGCCACTTAACACCTGTGACATTACTGAGTTTGCATGAATTCTATTCTGTACAAAAACAACTGCACAGTCAGTACTCTTAGCAGGAAGAATCGTCTGAGTAATAGTTCTTATTTTCTTATCGACAGCATTGACCGAATCATCTAACTCGTCAATGTCGTCAAGAATAATCATGTCAGGTCTAAGATGGTCAAGCTTAACACCACGAGCACCAGTGTCAAGGCCAAAAGCAAGTACATTAAACCCATTAGCAGTACGAAGTTTACTAGCACTCCAGCCCTTAGAAAATCCATACTTATTTACAGCGCGTTCTATGCCACACCGCTCCATAGCTGTTGCAATATCCTGCACGTGCCTATCAGCCATATCTTGCGTGGCGCATACATATACAGCAAACCTGCGAGTTGCTTTAACTGCTAATCTGCTAACAATTAATTCCATCGTGGTTGATTTGCCACCACCACGAAACCAACATTCAATTAATGCTGGGACAAATTTACCGGGCGTAATATCTTCAGCCCATTTCCATGCCCTATGATGATGTTCGCCTAATTTAGATGATGCAGAATGTGGTGCATAAACACGCAACCAGTCAGCATAATCCATATCAGCTCCGGGCAACGCCGTTGCTAATCCACTATCAAAATCACCTAACTCAATAGCATTACCAAGTTCATCTTGCAGAGCTTCCAATAAAGCTACTGCTAAAGGTTTAGTTGGACGTATAAACTTCTTCAGTGCTCGCGGAGTTGCCCTCGTCGATACTTGATTCTTCATTGATTATTTCTGCGTCCTGTATGTCTTCATTTTGATACTGCTTTAACAATTTTCCAAATCCAGCTTTAATTGCTTGTAGTTCACTTGCATCATGCACACAATCTTTAACAACTTTTAAAATTTGCATCGCTAGACTATATGCTTGATCAACCTCAAGTGTATACGCCTTTGTATGTAACATGCGAGCTTCAGCTTCAACGATGTCAGTTCTTTTCTCAATCAAACTAACAACATCTTGGCTGGCGCGATATATATCAATGCCTTGACTGACCATCCTGTCTAATGCTTTAAAGGCTTTAGGAAATTCTTCTGTTCCTTGCGTTGCCTTACATACCGCCATCTGGTCTTTTATTTCTTCATAATGCTCTACGCTTATTCCATTACTTGCAGCCTCTGCCCTAATATCCATCAATGCTGTTAAATAAGCGGCGTCATCCTTGAGGCTAAACAACTCTGGGTCATCACGCAATTCTTCTATACGTTGTAATAGTTTTGGTGCTACAGACGCAAAACGACGTCGTTGCTTAGACCATAATCCTGTTTTAAATGCTGGGTTATCTGGTCCCATTAATGCTTTACCACCATGGTATTTACAATAATCCCTATCTTTAATTGCAAGATTTTTGCATAGTTGCCCATCTGGGTTGGCAGATTGACACAGTGGAACTTTTCCACCATTTTTCATTACGCGAACATGTTCATTTATTATCATGGTAACTGTGGAGTTGTACGAGTGTTGATTCCTTGAGATCCCATCTGAGACATATTTTTTGGTGATGGTGAGGGGCCAAGATATTTGTTATTTACTTTAATGGCATTTTTTAATGATAAATCTTGAAACAACTCAGATATATATTGCATAGGTGCTGTTTTAGCTAAATCATCTTTATGGAATTCATATGCTTTTAACAACTTTAAAATATCCCACCCTTTTTCTTGTTTTTCAGTTAAACCCAATTCTTCAGTGTAATAGTCACCTTGCATTGCTGGTTTATATTGATATTGATCAAACTTAGGCATCATTCTGCCTTCATTGTCAGACTCTACTGGTGGTGCATAATCTGGCGCAATCAATTTCATTAAAGCTAAACCAGCTTCATCGTCAAATGGCTTAGTCCCAAGATGCTCATTTACGGATGTTAATAATTTGCTATTTTTAACACTGCTTTTACCAGCAATGTTTTTCTTAGCTAGATCTGTAAGGTAGTCTTCAAATCCCGGTATGCTTTGATATATAGATTTACCATCTAATTCAGGCCTTGTTTTTTGTAAATATCCAGCTAGACCCATTAGTTGTTCGTAGAATTTTTGATCAGTAGCAAAATTTGCATATGGCACTGCCTTTGTTATTTTTTCTACAACTTCTTCACCAAGATTTTTCATGCCCGGAACTTTTGGTAAATATTTACCTACGGCTAAATCAATGGCTGCATCTTTAAGAGCATTACCACCAGCAAGTGTTAGGCTTTCTCCAACTTTATTTGTTCTATATAACGGAGATGCATTAGGTGATAATGTCCTTAATGCACCTAATGCTAAATCGTGTTGCATGGGACCTTCCGCAAGCACTCTACCAACACCTTTTTTTAATCCTGCGCCCTTACTTAATTCAGCACCTGTAACATCAATCCCACTACCAGCAATCATATCTGTAGATTTTTTTGCTTGTACACCACGCAATAACGTAGTGAATGCTGGCATTTGTAATAATTGATCTACTGCTTTTGCCTCCAAGGATCTATCTTGCCTTGGTTTTAATGCTCGTTTTTCAGGTATGCCTTTTTTTTGCACGTTATTACCTCTTGCCTTGAGTGCTAATTGCTCCACCTAAAGTTGCCAATGTTCCGAGCGTACGTAATGTTCCACCTGATGGTTTCTGTTTCCCCTTGAGGAGAACAGCTGGTGTCTTGTTAATGTTTGGCTTAGGTTGACTTATAGTTCTTTGAGTTGATTCAACATTACGAGGCTGCTGTCGAATCTTAGTTCCTCCAGGGACTCTTTTGTAATCAGGCTTATCCTTCTTTGCAATAGCAATATCATTAGCAGTTGGCTGCTTTATAGTGATGCCTTCCATGTTTTTTCGACGTGGGTCTAAACCTCTTGAATTCCCACGCTTCTGTGCAGTTTGAGCCATTGTCCTAAATTGATTTACAGATGCTTCTGTACCATCTGCATAAATCCAACCTAATTGCGGGAAGAATTCAGTTGCATAGTATTTTGCTTGTGATCTGTTTTGACTTCTTGCTGCGTCATTTTTTGCTTTAGCATCAGCTACAATTTGCGCTGGTGTTCGCGCATCAGATTCTTGTTGTGCTGGTTTTCGCAGATTTAACTTAGAACCACGTATTAATTCTTGTTGTGCTTTATCTGCCGCTTCTGGAGTAACTTCAAAATTCTCAACAAAATCGCGCAACTGAGTATTCACAACTTTAATCTGATCTGCGTCATCAGATAGATATGCATCAATATAATCTCTCATATAGTCTCTTACCTGTGCAGTTTGCATGTTGTTTGCACCCAGCATTGGTAATGATTTGATGAGGCTCTTCATTACTTGATCAGCTGCTGCTGTGCGTGTAGACGGATCTGCAATGCCACGCCCATCCATCAATTCATCAGCATACGTGCGAATAATGTTCTTGGATTGGCTTGCTAAAGTAAAGACTGTAGTCCTATGGTTATCAACCGCATTAAAACGAGATTCTTTTTCAATCTCACCAATTGCTTTATCATCTGTGCCAAATGATCGCCCACGAGTACTAGTTGCATTCATAGCCCAATTCACGTTGGCGTCTGGCTTTAATGATTCGCTCTGCCCGTATGCTTCTAAGTAACCTAATAGTTTGCGTCCTTGCTGTGGATCCATTTTCTGTAGAAATTTCATCACTTCAGCATTTTCAATCCTGCTGCGCGTGTCAGCAAAAATGCCAATTTCTTCAATTAAATACTTACGGCGCTCAGCTGCATCTTTACCTGATGGTTCAATAATGTTCTGTAAATGGACACGTATATCATTTACTTGTTGTCGCTTATAATCATCGTTTACACGATTTCCAGAAGCTGTATCATTAGCCGCTTTTCCAAATAATGAAGCGGTTGCCTGTTGAGCTTTATTTAACGGAGCACTAGATGTTATTGGTCTTCCAAAAATATCTTTTGCTGGAACCCATGACGTTCCTTCTTTTTCATAAACAGGATATTGGACAAATCCATCTGCATCTTTTTTTACTGATACAGCAATCTGCGATGGAATTGCATTACCGTTGCGATCAATAGGAGTAACCAAAACACGATTACTTGCTCGCTGTGTTGTCTCTGTAGTTGATTTAAAATAACGGTTTACATCAACACCTTTAGTGCCTGTTAACCAAGCCCCAAGCATATCAGTAACCTGCGCAACGCGACTAGCAGAACCTGCTGCAGAAATTGGCCGTGAGTAATCTGGACCATCAGGTGTTAATGCAAATAAATGCTTACGCCCTACACCTGCTGCAACAAAGTCATCTAAGTTAGACAACGCCTGTTGACGTGTGCTTTTCAATTCTTTAAGTAACGACTTAGCCGCTTCTTCTTGATATCCAGATAATGTCCCTTGATTTATTTGTAAATTTAATTTACTAATTGCATCGTCTACTGTAGTCAGTGTTTGTGTAAAAATTGGATCATCAGCAATGGACATTGATCCATCTCGCGTAGGAGATAGATATGTAACAATATCTGCTAACGCAGCTTTCTGAGTGCCTGTTACATCTGTATCTGCAATATAACCCATGTTATACGCTTTTCGTGTTTCACCTGTATAACCACCAAGTAGTGTTTGATCAATCTTAAATGCACCAGTTAATCTAGCTATTAATTGATCAGGGGCCATCTTTAATACAGATGCTTCCATTTTTTCAGATGCAGCAGCATATGATTCTTTTTTACCTAAATATGCATCAAGCCTTTGTTTTCTGGAACCACCAACTCCACGCATTTCTTCAAGGTCAACAAGTTTCAACTCACGTTGCTTGCCTTGTCCTTCAACATATCCGTCTTCACCAAATAAAATATCTAACTGATCCGTACTTGCATATGGAGCCATCATCTGTTTAGCCAATAACATATCGCCAGATTTCATAGCGTCTTGTATTTTAGGTACATCAATAGCAAATTGATCTTCTTGCCCTGCAATATCAAAAGTAAACAAGTTGCGCATAGCGCGTTTAATACCAAATGGTGCAGTAATTGCATTCATTACTGCTGTTTTTGCTTCATTATCTTCAGATTCAAAAATCTGTTTAACAGTATTGTCTGTGTCCAATACTTGTAAGTTAAACGCTAAATTGTTAGCAAAGTACCTACCAAATGAAGTTCCATTTAATGCTTTAAAACCTTCAATTGGATCACCGGCATACATTGCCTTATAAAAAGGAAACGTAAAATCATTCATCAAACGAACTTGCGCTTGACGTCCAGTCCTAGGCACCACTACACCGTCTTCATCTGATGCAATAGTTCCATTTACAAAGCCATAATTTGCATCATCTATAGCAGTTTTAAATACTTCCGCTGTAGCTCCACGTACTTTATCCATACTTACAGCAGCACGTGCAGTGCCACCAGCAGCACCGGTTTTAAAAACTACTCCGAGAACTGGATCATCAGCATAAAACTTTTCAATACCTTCTTGGTAATACTTCATTGACGGATCACCGTATAAAGACATATTGAAATAATTTTTTGCGTCTGCTACATCAGCTTCATCATTTAAAGGAATAGATGCAAGATATGCAATCGCGCCTTTTGCTACACGCGACTTTGCGCTTGCGTTAAATCGTTCGTTGTTTCCAACTTCAATAGCATTAGTTAATACGCTATATCCAACACTGCCTTTAATCGCTTCGGAATCAGCACGGTATTGCGTTGCTTTTGTTGCCATCTGACGTTGTAAGCCAGTTAATAACTTTGGTGTAAATAAATCTTGGCCCGTTGTTCGTTTATATTCAGCTACAACTTCATCAAGGGTTTTACCGTAAGACTCACGTGCAATTTTGGTAAATGGATGGTCTTCACGGAATGTTTCGCCTTGACCCCAAATGCTTGCAACTTCGCTAATTAATCCACGTTCAAGATTAACGGCCTTAGTTTCTCCGCGTCGTACGTCATTTTGTAATTGACCAAAAACTGTTTGCACTACACTAAATGGATTAGTTGCATTACCGCCTTTTTTTATGGTGTCGCGAATAAGTGTATCTGCGCGTAAAGTTTCTCTTATGTTAGCCGGTGGTTGTTGTAAAGGATCTGTGTCTATGAATTTAGATTTAGAGAAGTCACGTTTTTCTCGTAACCCAGCAATCTCCTGTTCTTCAAGACTCATTGGAACTTCGCTGGTAAATCCTTGACCAAACGTAGCTCTTTGCTGACTACCTAGTTGCGCATCTCGTTCTTGCTGTCCAATATTTCCAGCTTGAAAGGCTTGTTCAACACCAGCGTCATAACGAGCTGAGTCCATCAAGTCATCAGCTGATGTGCGTGGACTTGGCCCAGCTCCTTGACCTGTTGGTCGTACATCTTTAATACGTGTTTGCGTATCTGGTAATTCGCGACCTTCAACTGCTGCTGCTTGATCAGCTGCCTCAAAATCTAAATCACGACCCGCACGTTTAACAATTTTATTTCCGGCAGCGTCTAATTTAGGTGTAAATGTAACTTTTCCACTAACTGCGTCTGTAGTAGATTCGCCTTCATACTCAGTAAACGCTGGCTTAGTGCCACCAGCATCACTACGCCAATCAAAATCTGGCATATTTGGTGGTGTGCGACGAGGGGCCAATGGACGCCTTGGTCCAACTGCGGATGGACGATCTACACGAGCAGATGGACGAACAGGTCCACGTCCCTCAGATAAAATATCTAGTAATTCATTTATACCGGGTTCACCAGAAGGTCCTCCTGCAGGACTCAGTTGTTGAGGTGCAGGAGGAGTTGCAGGTGGAATTGATACTGGCACAGGCGCTGCATTGGTTGGTGCAGGAGTTGGTCCACCAGCAGGTGCACCAGTCTTTTTTTCATCATCAACCATCATGTTGTATAACGCGGATGCCATATATCACCTATTACTTCATTAACGCTTTTGTAAAGTACGATGCATTAGCTGGAGCATTGCTCTTTTTAGGAGTTTCTTTTGCAGCTGCAGGACCTTTCTTTATCATACGGCCACTGCTGTCAGCTTGTCGCCCAGCAGTCTTACCTTTGACAAATCCACGATATTCAGCATCGCTTACTTCACGTGCATTCCTAACACCAGTTGCAGCGATTGCTCCAGCAGCTGCGCCTAATGCTCCTACAGCACGGCCAGTGCTACGAGCATTCTTTGGATAGTTAGCTTGCATTTTAGCAGGCATTGTTCGTCGAGGAGGTGTTGGTTTTAACATGATTTTACCTTTTCCCTTGAGTTGAAATTGCTGTACCGATTCCTAACAACGAACTCATTGTCCTGCGTCCTTTTGATGCAGGGCTTTTTGGAGCAGAAGATTTACGTTTAGCCATTGCTGATTTCATTTTAGCAGTTTGCTCAGCAGTGTATTTGGTTGCTGTCTGGGAATCAGACAAGCGAGAAATATTGTAATTGTCCTTGACTGTATCTCTGCCAGCAATGCCGACCTTAGCAGTTGTACCTGCTTCAATATGACCACGAGCTAAAGCACCTAACACGCTGCCAGTATCTTGCGTTCCCGGTATAACTTTTGGTCGAATGTTTTTACCATCGGCCATTGCTCGCATTTCTTTACTTGTGTAAGTCTTAAGTTCTTTGTCTCTTGCTGTTTGTGGACGATAGTTCTTATCTGTATCTTGTGGCATATTGTCACCTTTTCCCTTGGGCTTGTATTGCAGTACCTAATCCTAAAAGCGCACCAAAACTTTTAGATCCAATAGATTTTCCAAAACTTGTTTTACCTTTTGGCTTCACAGCGTTTACTTCTGACTGTACAGGTTTTGTCGGTGTTGTAGCTACATCTCTTCTATCAAAAATACGATCTGTAGTTTCATCTTCGCCGTAACGACCACGTTGTCTATTTACAAGTGAGCTACTAATTCTTGTCGTATAAAAATACTGACTTTCACCGGGCTTCACTTGTGGTGGTGACATACCGGCTTTAGTCCATTTATCCATTGCACTTTGCGTAGCCATAGATATTTTTTGAGGACGTCCTGTGGGGCTAGTAAATTGAGGTGGATTTTGCGGCATTAATATTAACGCTTTCCTTGCGATTGGATTTCAGCACCCATACCTAACAATGCACCCATTGTTTTTCTCATTTACAGTTCCATGCTCTCAATGATTTATTGATCCTGCTATTAGGATCACGTGCTGTTGCTGGAGATGTGTTCTTAGCTTTCATGCCAGACATACGTGCACAAAAAGAGGCACGACGTCCTGCGTCTGCCTTAGTCTTAGGGTTAGGTGCGGGTGGTTTTAAATTAGCCCCCGTCGTGCGTTTATAATATGCTCTACCAGCAGCGTTTAAACCGCCAGATGGATCTTGAAGTCTTTTTGTTACGCCCATGATTAGTACATTATACATAAAAAAGACCCGCTATATGCGGGCCTAATATGTTTAATCTGCGAACGGATCGTCTATATCATCTACCTTTAACATGCCAGCTGGCTTTGGATTTGGTGGTTGTTGACTACCTTGCTCACTATCTCGTCGTGAGTCTAATAACTGCCAGTTATCAATCATAATCTTTACTGATTGCTGTTTTACGCCTTCTTTAT